CGCCTTTTCTGCGGCTTCACGGGTGAGAAATACGGTTTTGCCGAAATCAAACAATCCAAATGGTGTTCTCACAAATAAAGTCATTATTCCATTTTTACTCCATAACTCAATTGCAATTACCTTTTCCTGCTTTACATATGGCATATCAACCGAATCAATTATTGTGTAAACTATATCCCCCGCCTTGCACGGCAACACCACCAGCCGCCCGTCTGCTTTGGCTTTGATTAACTCGTCCAGTTCTTCTTGTGATATAGTTTCAGGCACAGACAAAACATCCGAACCACAATATTCGCACTTTTCTTCATATGTAACATGGCAGCCGTCAAGTTCTATTTTGCAGTTTGGACAATACCAATAACTCACCATTCCTTCCCTCCTATCGCCTTGTCGATTTCGGCAAGGGCTTTTTTATTCATTTTTCTTCACCTCGGTTGTTAAAATAGGGATACTTTCTTTGGCCCTGGGATATACTTAATTTTAGAAGCCTTTTCAGATAAATATCTTAGATGATACCTTAGCCGTGCTTTGTAATCAACTTGTAATTCATCTAAGGTAAAACCATACTTACTAATTGTTTTTTCAAAGGCGTCTTGATGACTTGGACACAAATGGGAATAATGCTCAGGCAAGCGTTTCGCTTTTTCACTAATAGCTATAATTCCAACATCAGTAGTTATATTTCCATTTGCTCCTGTCATTATCCAGCTTGTACTATCAGCACTGGTTATTGGGTAATCCTCAAGTAAACTAAATGATGTCATCCCAAATGCATGCACCTTAACTTTTGGATTACTTGATTTCTTAATGATACTAAAACAACTATCCAAGAATGATTTCTTCGTTGGCATTGGTTTTCCTACCATACCTCCAAGGGCTATGTAAGGAATTGGTTGTCCATTATCATCTCTCCATTCAAGAGCTTGTTCTAAATAACGATAAGGTTCTCCGACATGGAAAGTATATAGAAGACCTTCAGGCTTTTTCATTCTTGGTCTCATATATAAATAGTTTTCCCAAGTAGCTGCCGCCGCTTCCTCAACTTGTTCAGGAGTATGTCCTTTAATAATATCTCCAGGGATAACGTCTATCTGCCCGTATAGTTCAATATGCTCTGAATAAGTATTAATGAAATTTATATATTCTTCAACATCTATTGGCTTTTGTTTTGTCCAAGCTGTAAACGCTCCACTATCGATAAATAATTTTTTATTAACTGGTTTGTTTTCTAATAGTTCAATGAGCTTAGAAAACTTCTGTCTTACATAAAAGTAACTCATTAAAATATTTCCTGGTTCATCAAATACTATATCAATAAATGCTTCTGAACCTGCAAAGTATAAATCCAATACATCTACCTCCTCTCTGACTTATTATATAGAATTATTAGTCTAGTTGTAAAGGTTCACCATACCATCTCTCGGTAATCTCTACATCGCATTTACTTGGTACGGATAAATCTTTTGCTGCCTCAACCATAAGATGAGCAAATCTTTCCGCCACTTCTTTGGCATTCTCTTTTGGACATTCTCCTATTAATTCATCATGTACCGTTAATAGTAATCTAAATCCTAATTCTTTTAACTTCTTATCATTACCGATTAAAATCATAGCAAGCTTTGTTTGGTCGGCCGCTGAGCCTTGAATTCTACTATTTACACATTGACGAGTTGCTTCTGCTATATATCCACTATTGTCCTTTATTAGAATTCCTTCAGCCTTGGCCTTAGCCTTAATAGCTTCTTTCTCTTTTCGGCTGTACGTTCTATTTAGAAGATTTATATATTTCTGCTTGGTAACTTCATCCACTTCTAATGGGCCATCATCGAATTCGTCTTCATCATCAAATAATGGGTCAAAGTCTTTTGGTACTCCTCCTATATAGGTGAATTCGTATGGAGGAAGTTGCATATTTGGTAGTCTTCTTTTTCTTCCCCAAACAGTTGTTACAAAGCCGTATTCTCTTGCCATTGCTTCACTTTCTTCCATAAACCTTTTAAGTCCAGGGAAAGAAACCATAACTTTGTCATAAATCTCTTGCGCCTTTTTCTTAGTAATTCCTAAATCTTCTGCAATAGCTGCTACACCCTTACCATAACAAACCCCAAGTACAATTGCCTTTGCTGCTGCACGTCTTTCCTTACCTTCGGGATTCCTTGTTCCGTCTTCCCTAAATTCTTTACATTCATCATATGGCATATTATATGCAATGGAAGCAATTTCTACATAAAGGTCTTTCCCTTGCTTATAGGCATTTATCATCTTTTCATCTTTAGACATATGAGCTGTTAATCTTGGCTCTTGAGCTGAGTAGTCACTTGATAATAATACATATCCCTCACTTGCCCTAAACATTTGTCTTATCTCATCGTTATGGGATGGAATATTCTGCATATTAGGGTCAGATGAACTAAATCTTCCAGTATCTGCTCCTACCTGATTAAAGCTTGCATGTATCCTTCCTGTTTTAGGATTTACAATAGTCGGCATTTTATCAATATACGTACTTAATAATTTAGCTATTCCTCGATATTCTAATATAGCCTTTGCCACTGGATGGTCAATCTTGGTTAAGACTTCTTCTCCCGTTCCTCTTGGGTTTTCTTTATCCACAGGTTTAATTTCAAGAACATCATATAACATTATTGCTATCTGAGTTGGACTTGATATATTTACCGGATATTGCAATTTATTAGCAGCACCTTTCTTCTCTCTATAATTATCTAAGGCTTCACCAAATTTGTCACATTCTTTATAGAATTTATCTTCTGCTTCTTTCAATTTAGCATTATACTTTTTGGATAACTTTTCTGCGAATTCAAAATCAAATGCTATCCCAGTATCTTCCATCTCTGCTACCATGTTGATTAGCGGCATTTCTATATGATTAAATACAAAAGCAGGGCCAGTTAAATCTCTTTCAATACAAATTGGGTCATTCTCTGTTAGGAATGGTCTTTGGAATTCATATAACTCATAAGTAATCTCTGCATCCCTTGCTGCGTATAAATATGCGGTATTGACTGGGATATGAGTAAATGGGATACCATTGAATAAACTATCGAATGTAAATGCATCTCCTTCACCTTTTAAACAGTATTTCTTATGAAGTGGTTTCAATTTATTTTCAGGCTCATTCTCATTTAATAATCTTGCTGCTATATATCCATCCCAATGAGGTACCAATTCAACTCCAAGTTGATTTTTAATTACTCTAATATCAAATTTAGCATTGAACATAATTACCTTGATTTTACTATCCGCTATTCTTTGCATCTGCTTGGTTGCAAATTCATCTGATACCTGATTATCTATTTCAATCCCAGTTACATAGCTTACATGATGAAGTGGAACGTACACCGCTTTATTTCCAGGCGTATAAAGACATAATCCAGCAAGCGTACAAGTTATAGGGTCAAGGCTATTAGTTTCTGTATCAATGGAGATTACTCCATTCTTAATACATTCATCTATATACTTTTCAAATTCAGCTTCATTCCTAATTATATCATAACTATCTGCATATTTTCCTAAGTTCTTGTTTACCATAGCACTTATGGTTGAGATTCGCTCCAATAAGCCTCCGCCACCTTTTATTGTTATCCCCACATTGGCTTGAGCTACTTTTGAAGCTTTCTTTGCTAATAAAGAATCTCCCGCCTTGGTTGCCCTCGGCGGGAAATTAAACAATCCGCTCATTAAAACTTATCCTGATTTCCTATGGTTTCGCGTCTACCTGTGGGGTGGGAAGTAGGTGCTTTATCTTCTGTCGGAGCAGATGCTGGGATTCTTCTTCTACCTACAGGAACTTCATTTGCAGGCTCTCTTTTTGAAGTTGAATTTCTTCTATCATTTTTTGGGTTTCTTTCTGGCGGAGCTTGTTCTTCAACATCTTCTTCAAAGTATCCATTATCTAAGAAAAACTCCAATTCTTCATAGGATTTATCAAGAATAAGTGTTCCTAATAAGTTTGGTACTTCTGGTAGGTCTTCTAAGGTTATGTCATCTGTATCCAATGCATATATTTCATAGGTAGTTTTAGTATCTCCCTTTTTACCGTTTCTTTCAATTTCAAACGGAGTAGATACTAAAGGGCTATATCTTGCACAAAGACTGGATAGTTTACTAAAGAATGTTTTTCCTCTATCCCAAATCTTAACTTCTTCGGATTCTACATCGTATAGGATTACGAATAATTTTGCAATGACCCTGAACTTGGCCGCACATAAAGGACAATCATCCAATGGTTGGTTATATTCTCTT